AAAGAACATGCGGTTATCTGCGAATTGCAAGTTAGGTGTTACGGACACTAGACTGTCGTCTAAGTTCATCCAACGTGCAGTAATCTTAAGTAAACGCTCTAAGCCATAGCATGATGATATAGCAATTTGCGTTAGGTTAGCCGTTTGACTCGCCATACGCAAGCGCAATGCATCGCCAGATTCTTGTGAGCCTTTGTTAGATGCTAATTGACCAGACATTGCTTGTGCTGACACACGGTCATTCTCTAAAGAACTGCGCATTTCAGTTAAGCCAGCTGAAGATACGCCAATGTATTTAGCGTCACCACCCATGCCTACTTCGATTTTAGAGCCAGCACCTACACGAGTTTCATCATCTGGGTCGTTTGAACCAGCGATAATAACTAGGGTATCTTGCCCCTGCATATATAAGGTATGACGATAATCAGCTTCTGCACGATAAATAGCTAAGCACAATGTAGCGAGTGACAACAAAGGTGGCACATCTGGCATTGCTGCAGTGTCTTTTGAGTTAATAAACACAAAAGGAATCTCTTGCAGCGGGGTATTGCGAATAAGAGGAACGATGAAATTGTCGTAATTGGTATTTTCTACGCCACCTGCTGATGTCAAATCTACAAGCGACTGCTTATAGATGTAACCTTGTTCATTAGGTTCGTTGTCAAATATATCACCTAGTGACAATATGCGATATTTTAACGCAGTACGCCAGACAAAATCAGATGACCTAATTGCGCGTGACTCGTCTAATACAACCATGTTGAGTGCATTAAGCCCAGCTATTGGGTCATTACTATCCCAATTAATGATGCGTTCTGCGTGATACAATGCGATATAGGGCTGTGGATTAACTTCATACTCACGTAAGTCCATTAACGCACCAATGCGTCCTGTAATCAATTGCTCAGTTTGAATCTTGCGTAGCACAGTGATTAAGTCTTCGCCTGTAATCGTAGCACATGTACGGAGATATTCCATCTCTGGTGGCAATGTGATACTAGTAGGCTTGGTATGCAATAATCCTAAATAGGATTCAACGGCAGTGTACACAAAACCAGGGAATATAGCCCTAGTCTTGTATGCACTATAGGATTTGTAGCCATCTTCTCCTACTCCCATTCCATCTAATTCTTGACCTGATGTGGCTGGTAGGTATATAGTATTCTTGTCCTTGACAGCTCTCTCGCCTTTATAACAGTCGCGCATAAGCGTCCAATCATATAGGTGTTCAGCGTACTGAGGATGTTTATTGTTTATCATTTATATGATTTCCAGTCTGGATGCCAAAATAGGTGCTATAATAAATACTTATAGCACATTCAATTAGAATTGTCAACATCATAGTTAAAATTCTTTTTAGTATTATTGTCACGTTTTGGTTTATCTTTACTTTTTTTGTCTGACAACTTGTCGTAGTAAAAGTCATCTGATTTGATGCCTTTGCGTAATATTTTATCTTTGCTCATTGTCGTCGTCGCTGTAATGGTTATTGGAAGCTTTGGCTATAGCAGTTGCTGTTCCAGTTGCTATAAGCTATAAAGCGGTTGTTATTCGTCGTCGCCCATGAAGTCGCCATTTAATAGCTTCTGCTTAAATAAGTCTATAAGCCACGATATATCTGAATGACTTAGGTTAGATGAAGACCTAATGTCTAAGTAACCTTCTAAGTCATACCCTAAAATAAGTATTTCTTTGAACTGGTCTTTGGAGTATTCTAATACTTCATTTGGTGACAATTCATCTGCAACGTTACTTGCTGTTTTGAACGGTACTATCTTGCCCATGTTATAATCCTTTTGTTTTACCAGAACGTGAACCCATAGCTGTTGAGAGTACTTTATATCGTAGCTCATCGGCTTGGTGGTCACATCCTCGTGTGTCAATGTCATCCATATCGTCTTTGTCGCGGGACAATGTGGGGAATATTTCAATGAAATCTTTACATGTGTTAAATACAAACAATCCTGGAAACTCACGTACTGAACCTAGTGGTCTAATCGCTCCAGATAGGTACTTACGTACTGCTTGCCAGCCACCTGTGCGTGAACCTGGTGATTTATCTGACCTACGCCACGTTACCCCTGCGTATGTCTTGCCATCGTCTAAGCGCACAGGTTTAAGCATATCGGCAGCAATTGACGCACCTGATTTTACGTCCCAGATTGAGTTATCTGCAGCTCCTGGTTTTACGCGTCCGTATATGCCCATAGCGACTTCACGTTCTATGATGCCTTTGGTAATCTCAGCATTAAGTAGCATTAATCCTTTGTTAGGTTGCCCTTCTTGTGCGCCATACCATTCGGCTATGCGGAATATATCACCACGTATTGTGCTTATTGTTCGACCATCCGACAATGTCACATCACAGCCATCGGAATTCCAATACCAAGCTATAGAGAATGGTGCTGAGCTACCCCAGTCGAAACAACGGTCAATAAAGCCACTGTGAGGTATGTTAAAGGGACGCATGATATGCACATCTGATTGCCATAGGTCATCAAACATGCCACCTTCACAACCTGCGTCCCAGTCGCCTAAGAGCCATGCTTTACGTTTGACTGGGTCGGTAATCTGTGCGAGGTCCGCGACATAATCGGCTGAGAGTTTGGTATTTTCGCGCCATGAACCGAAAATATGACATTGCGTCTTGGTAATTATTTCATCTTCTTGGGTTCTTGGATTGAAGATAGCTATACGTTTTTTGAGTATCTCACCCGGAGCTGATTGGTCAATGAAGCGTTTCTTCAGCCAATTGCGCCCTATTCCAGATGGATTTGTGGTCAAAAAAATTGTTAGTTTGAGTTCAGGCAGTAGGCTACCATCGGGCAATGGGTGGTCTTCTGGGACAAATGATGTTCGATTAAGCGACATTAATAGGTCTAGTACCGTACTGTCTGGCGACTTACTTGCTTCGTTTATCGCAATATATGCAAATTCTGACCCATGAAGTTTTTCGTAGGATGTCACATCATCTACAGCACGAAATAATAATTCTTCGCCAGTAGGCCATACCCAGCGATTTTCTCCCTTACTTGATAAAAAACGCGCACCATCGTTGAATTGATAGAAGTATTTTTTACTTTTTGAAATAATATCATCGAGCGAACTCAGCTGAACGTCTGTACACAGCCCCCGAAAATGGCGACCATATCCCTGGCCAACTCCTGCACGAAAGCGCATTAGCTGTACGTCCGTTTTGCCGTTTCCTCTCGTCCCATGATATAGTATGAGATTTGCTGGTGCGCTCATTGCAAGTGCTTGGCTACCTGGATTTGGTTGCCAAATGATTTTACGATTGGTTTTTAGGTTATAATCATAAGCCATATAAAATTGAGCCGTTTATGTAATAATCGTGAATATCTTGTAATGGGATGTGCCAAGCAGGATGTTTAAAATATGCATTTAGAAATTTATTTGCTTTAATTCTATCGTTTATCACACTTCTATTTACATTTAATAATCCAGTAAGCACAGTTGTTCCAATTTCGTTATCAGTCAAATGTTTTATATTGATGTTGTATAAAGCAAATTCTTTTATAAAAATATTTTTGTTTCTAGTATAAGCCATACTATCAATAAGTTCTTTTGGTCTAGTTCTTCCACGCAAAGCCGTTGCTATTTTAGCGATAGCTTCTTGTGACCTTGTTTTACCCAATTGCGCTTCACGTTGTCGTTTTCTAGTTTCTTCAGATACCACTTTGCCTATATTAACTAAACGTACTTTTTCAATGTGTTCTGGTGATTTTTTGACTCCACGAATTTTTGATGCACGGAGTTCAATATGTTCAGCTGATTGTTTCACACCTCGTTTAGTTGCAGCAATACGTTCTATTTGTTCTGCTGTACGTTTTTTACCTGTATTGGCTATGGTTACTTTATTTATTCTTTCTGGTGAGTGTTTTCTTCCAGTCAAATATTTTGATTTCTTAGCATTTCTTTCAGCAGAATGTTTCATTCCTAACTGAGCTTCACGTTGTTTGTTACGTGTTTCATCAGATACTGTTTCGTTATCACCACCTGTTCTTAGATTATATCCATTTGGTGATAAACTGTTATGTTCTAAAATGCACATAGCTTCAAGTTCGTTAGCTTGTTCTATTGTTAGATTATCGTATAATATTTCATGGCTAAAAGTATCCCAACCGTAGTGTTGTATAGCATGACTAAATATGCGACATCCACTCGATAATCTTTTATGGGCAGCACAGCGTTTTTCGTAGTTTTTAGTTTGTCCAATATATGCTTTTCCAGATGGAGAAGTGTGTTTATATATTAAGTAGTTGTTCATTTGTACCTTGAGTATTAGGGAGTGATAATATGACGGCTCTGGGTACTCACTCTTGTACCACTGGTCTTGCAAAACCATAGCCGTCATTTGATAGACTAACACATTACTTGGGGTTTGTCAAGTGTTGGTTGTTTTGTTGCTCAGGAACGTACACATGCTGATAGTATTGTTGCTCATTAGTGTACAATAGGTACACGGGTGTGCTAACTAGCTGGCTAAATACGTTTGGATAGCTTAGGTTGCCACTTAGCCTAGCTAGGTATAGTTCGTTGGCTGTGGTCATAATAGATAGTGGTTGTTTTCATAATAATTTTTAATATCTTCCATAGAAATTATCCATTTATTGTTAATAACTTTAGCATTTTTGAATTTGTTTGCACGTAATCGAACTAATAATACTTTTTTATTCATTTTCAATAATTCACATAATTCAGACCTAGTTAATGTTAATTTATTTAATGGTTTTACATTAATTTTATATAAATCTAATTCTTTAAAAAATATATTTCTATTATGTGAGTCCTGTGACTTTATTGAATATTCATTTTTATGAGCCAATGACATTTTTAATCTTGTTTCATTCGAAATAATTTTTCCTTTATTTGCCAATGACATTTTTAATCTTGTTTCTTGGCTTATAACCTTTCCTTTTTGTGATAAACCTGTTTTTGTATTAGATTTTCCTTTTTTAGCTAAACTCATTTTTTCTCTAGTTTCTTTAGATATTATTCGCTTACTATTAGATATTCCAATTTTTTTTCTATGGGATTCTGAAAAAACTTTTCCTTTATTTGCTTTTGATATTTTAGCTTTTGTTTCAGCTGAAGGTTTGCTATTTAAACCACCTGTTCTTAAATTATAACCATTTGGTGCTAATGTATTATGTTCTAATATACATAACTCCTCTAGTTTATTGGCTTGGTCTAATGTTAAATTGTCGTGTAAGATTTCATGTGTGAAGTTGTCCCAACCATAGATTTTGATAGCATTTGCTAATGCTGGGCAGGCTGTTGTTGTTTTGTGTAATGAGCAGCGTCTTAGGTAGTTATTAGTTTGACCTATATAAGCCTTACCAGATGGAGAAGTGTGTTTGTATATACAATACATTATATTATTCCTTGAGTATTAGGGAGTGATGGGATGACGGCTTGAATACTCACTCTTGTATTCTAGGCTTGCAATCCTATGCCGTCATTTGCATACTATCATATAAAGCATCACATGTCAATTGCTCGTTCATAGAATTGACCTGCTATCATTGCAAATTCATTAGACAAATCTATATAATCATTGGCTACACGTTTGTTGTGGGTATCTATGTTTATTATACAAAATCCCTGTGTCCATTTTGATGGATTACAATAACTAGCATCTAATTTTGACATACATCCAAGTTGTATGTTGTAATATGCACCATACGTTATATTATAATTAGGTTGTGCTATATAAGTATGATGATGACCATTATATGAAGGCATACCATAATGTTTTATTTCTGGAAAATGACCAATTACCACAGTATCAAATAAAGTAATAAAGTTTTTAGATACTTCGCGTTTTATGTCTGATTCTTTATAAACAGATAAGTCACCTTTTGCCACATAGTTAATTTCATACTCATCTAAGCGTAACAATTTGCTTATTGTAAAACCATTAAATTCATGTAATAAAATCTGCACAAATGGGGTTTCTTCTGCTATGTTTTTTAGCAAACGAAAGTCATGATTTCCTTCAGTTATAGTAATCTGAGCATTTGGATTTATTTCACGCAATGCTTTTAGGAATTTATGTACCCATGTTAATTCTTCTAACAATGTCACATCTCGTGGGTCTTTAGTATAAGATGAAAAACAATTGAAATTCCATAGGTCGCCTGCAATAACGATTATTTCAGGTTGCACACGTCTAGTGGTATCTAAAAAACAACATCTTGTGAACTCATCACATAAATGGGCATGCACATCTGAACAAACCATAACAGTTTGGAAGCGTTTTGAATCGGGTCGAAGGTACTTATCACCATAAGATTGTTTATCTAAATTCACATTATTTATTGCTGGCGTATGCCCAGATGCGTAATTAGCAACAGCGTTGTTATACTTGTTATGAGATTTCAAGTTGAGTAGCCCAGCTTGGCCT